CCTCAAAAGGAGCTTGCTTGTAAGAGTGGTCTGAATAAGGAAGAACAGACAAACCATTATAGTTATGCTTGTTATCCCACATCCAGTCTCCAACCTCTTGCCACTCGTCAGGTTTGATAGTAATAGTGGCCGATACATTATTAGTGTTTTGACCTTTTCTATGTCCTACTTTTACCCATTCGAGATGGACTTTCTTTACTCTCTCCAAGAGATCCAATGCTGATTCGTGGCGAGTAATTGATCCCTCTGGTGCTTTCTGTGGTACAGAGATCACAGCAGTGTCGTGAGGTCTGAAGAACTCATCCTCGATTAACTCTGGATGATTTACTTGGAGATATGTATAAATTGATTCACTCTTTCCTACGCGGATTCTGCGTAGATAATAGTCGTTATGCCACGCATGAATTCCCGATGATGTTCCTAAAGTAAGTGATGTTGTTCCTGCTGGCTTAACTGTTGTGCAACGTGAAGCAGGACCTATTCCAATCTCTTTAGCTACTTGTGCATTTAATTCTTTCACACACTTTGCTGCTCTTGACATATCTAACTCAAGGACTTTCCCTGATGCTATGCCTGTCATTGAAACTCCGATCAAATAATCTTTCTCTGTGTTTCTTTTCCAAACGGGACGAAGATAGTGAAAGTCAGTGTAGGCTGCTTGTAACGTTCCTATGATAGCAGCTGCTTGTGCTCTGTTGTCTAGATCATCTTGGTCTTCAACATCAGAAACATTGATCTCTGTGAGGTTGCAGAACTGAAACGGTCTTAAAGATATCTCACAACATGGGTTACAACCATAGTCTTTATCATTTGTAAAATAGAACCCTGGTTCTCCAGCACCGGAAGCTTTTACACGATCCCAGAGGTCAAGGAATGTATCCTTGTCTATTCTGTGTCTCATTATAACTACCGAGTTGTTTGCTCTTCCACGTTGGGGGTTTGTTTCATACCATTTACCTGATTTAGCACTAAGCATATGTTGATCAGTAGCACTAAATAAACTAATGAGAGCAGCCCTGCGAATACCACCGGCCAATACAGCGTCTGCGATGTAGCAGATAATATCGTGGACTTCAATTGTGGTAAGTTGGTCACCATTTTCTTTTCCATCTAAAATTCCTTGTACTTTAAGGAGACATTCTTTCAAAGGCTGTGGGCCGGGAGCTTTGCCTCCACTAGTAACTAGTCTTGCACCCTTTGGTCGGATGTCTGAGAAGTCAAATCGTAACTTAGAGCCACCAGTAAAATAGACCTTCATCAGTGCATTAACAGAATCAGACCATCCTTCAATTGAATCTCCAATAAGATATCGTCTTGTTCTTTTCCCCGAAGGTTTGTGGATTGCAGGAAGTTTCTCGACATGATGGTTTTGTACAGAATAACCTACACCAGTTCCTCCGAGAAGAAGAAACATAATTTCTCCAAACACTTTCATATGATCTATCGGAGCATAAGCACAGTTGAATATTCTATTAGGCGACACGTCTATAGGTTTACCTCCGAACTGCATTGATCGCATTGAAGGCAATACTTTCTTATCATAGACATATTGATAAGCCCAGTCAATTGTGTCTTTTAAACTGGGAAATTTTTTGATGTGCATTTCCTTGTTTCTGGTAACTAATTCTTCCCAGTTTTCTCTTCTCTCTAGCTCTGGAAGATAACGAGCGTATTTCATATGGACAGTTATGTCCGATAGTATGTTGTTTTCTATAGCCATCTTTTACTCCTTTGTTTATTTTGATCCTGATAGTTTTGTGTAATACTTTTGAAGATTGGACAACTGCTCTTTGGGAGTCAGCTGTGGAGGTTCTTCGTCACCTTGTCTTTCTAGCACGTCTATTGAAACAGTTGACCAATCAACGGCAGCAGGAAATACCAGTCCATCTGGTCCATTCCTGTTTTTAGCAATAAATATCCGCCCCGAATTAGCTTGCTTATCCTGCGGAGTTCTTGATAATGAGAAGATAAAGTCAGCAACAAAGCACTTGTTAAAAGCCTCTGATATAGACTCCATTGTGATAACTTCTGCATTAAGACCTCCACGGTTTGTTTGAGATGCTGTTACGAAAGCGCATTCAAACTCAGTAGCCATGCCTCGTAATTCTTCGTATATGCTTTCCAAGTCATGTCTCTTTTCTGCTGATGAAGAAACAGGGCGGAGTAAATCAGCATAGTCAACAATGACTACATCGGGCAAAATGCCTTGCTTTTTTAACTTCTCTAAATGATTCTTTATCGACTTGGTTGAAGCAGACTTGGTTGGATATTCTTTGATAATTAGTTTTCCCGGAATGTCTTGGATTTTTTCTTTTACAATTTCTTTTGATTCCATTATGTCTTTAAGATCAACCTTAGATAAGCAAGAGTCGTAACGTAAGCCAACAACAGTATCTGCCAATTCCAAAGTGTAATGAACAACTTTCTTTCCTAACTTCAATGCCTGTGTTCCAAGATGAACAAGAACCATAGATTTACCAGCGCCGGTTGGAGCGATGACAACAGCCAGCTCTTTAGCACCAATGCCACCTTTAGTTATCTCATCCATACGATGCCAACCAGTTGTGATAGGTTTTCTAGATTGTTTAACATAGCGTTCATCCACATCCATAAACCAATCGTGACCAAAGTTTTGGTCATTACCTCTAGTTAAAGCTTCGTTGATGATCTTTGTTATTGAGTCGTAATCTCCTTTCTTTACTAGATTGGCAGACTGAAGGATTGCTTTCTTTAGGCATTGTTTCTTGCAAAAATCAATCGCTTGATCTTTTATATATTGTTTGTCATTAACATCTTCTGTTTGAATTCTTACAACAAAATCTCTTAACTGTTTGTTAACTGCACCATCATATTTATTACTACCTTTCTTTATTTCTGTGTGTAAGGTTGCGAAATGTGGGTGCTGTTCGTATTTTTCTCTATAGTCCAGTATGATCTCAACAAAGGCTCTTAAATAAGAAGAATCAAAAAACTCTAATTCTAAAACCTCCTCAATTTGATCACAAAATGGCCTATCCTCCATCATCAATCGAGCAACGCTCTCTTGAAAGTTCTTGCCGTAGCCGACAAATGTATCCTTATCCTTATGCATATTATCCTCCGAATGTTTTATAAGTATAACCTATTATTTCTATTTGTCAAGTATTATTTTATTAAAACTTGCATATAGTTTATCAAAATTTACAGTTATTTGTCCATCACGCATCAAATGCTTTTGAAATTCTATCTTCTTCCACTCTGGTTCAAATTCTTCTATTGCAAACTTGACTACTTGCCTAGATGTATGTGAAATCACAGGCTTATATAACTGCATGATATCATAGTTGCTTTCTATAAGATCCAACCCAGCAAGTATGTTTGTGTGAAGTTTAACCGGTTTGACCACGTTTCTGCAATGCTCTGCAAGCGACTCAACAGTTTGTATCGCTTCGTCACCCATAAAAGGAAAACGATTTTTAATTGTTTTAAGCCCAGCGCGAGGTATGCCTGGTAAGTTATCTGATTTATCTCCTGCAATGGCTCTAGCAAGGGCAAAATTATTGGGATGAATACCATGTTCAGCCAAGAGACTAGGTTCATCCACAAGTTTTTTCTGGATTGGTCTGTACAAGAAGACTCTGTCATTGATGAGTTGGAAAAAGTCTCTGTCGCTTGAGATAATATATTTATCCCATTCTCTATATTTATTGTGTCCACAAGCAAAAGCGATAATATCATCGGCTTCCACATAATCCACAACGATTTGTATTGTAGGTGTTTCATTTAAGTACTCCACGAGTTTTACATATTGTTCTGCTTTATTAATCACTTGTTCATCTTCGTTTAACTCGACCATGCGTCTGTTGAACCTAACAGGTTTTCTACCTGCCTTATAATCTTTATTCATCTCTTTGCGTTTAGCGGAACCAGAATGACCGTCCCACGCTATTATAATCTCGTCCGGTGCGAACATACCAGAAACCTTTTGCAGGCTCTTCAGGAAGCCAATACAGCCTCCTATGGGATGTCCAGTTGGAGCGAGGGTTGGATTGATAACATAATTTCTAAGAAACATATTCAATCCGTCAATTATCAGTAATCTTTTATTTTCCATTTGGCCTCCAGTGTAGTGCTATTGATCCAATTATTGGTAGTACAATAAAGACGATACCAAAAGCTATCCATAAGTTTGTAAAATCCATGTTATTTATCCTCCATAAGTTCACGCATTTTAAAGAGAGCTAACTCTTTGTGTTTAGCCTCTAGCATAATGTCCATTTCCAATCCGTAAGTATTTACGGGCCGAACATAAGAATCAGAATGAGCTTGTGGCTTGATTCTAGAATCCCCATATTCATCAGATCGGGATTCAGAGTAATGCACCACAGGACGGATGCCCACAGGCCAAGTAGTAAGAGCCATGTCCAGAGCTTCACGCTCTGTTTGCCCTCCAGGGTGAAGATCGTGATGATGGTAGTCAAATACCACAGGGATATTAATCCGTTTATGGATATCATTGTACAGTTCCTCTGTAGTATATAGTGACGTTTTGTCGTCATTCTCCACTGTTAGTCTACTTTTTACTGCTTCTGATAATCTTTGAAAATTCTTGCAAAAGTTATCAAGGGCCATAGGTTTGTCATCATAAGCTGCTCCTACATGTATGTTGATTTTGGCGTAAGGTGTTCTATCAAGACATAGAAGGTCGAACATGCGACCATGTAGTTCTAAGTCTTTAATTGTGTTTAGTATCACAGACTCCTTGGGAGACGTGAGTTTGTTGAAGTGATCTGGGTGAGTTGTGATACGAATATCATTCTCCTCAGCAAATAGACCACATTCGAATAGGATTTCAGCAATTGCTTCGTAGTCTGGTAGATCTTCAAATGCATACTCCGAACCCCATGGAAACAAACCAGATGACATACGAAAGAAGTGTATGTCATGTTCTGCATTCCATTCTAGTATTTTCTTTAAGTCTTGGCAATTAGCCAAAGCCAGTTCTGATACATAAGACAAACCTTTCTCAAGAAAAGTACGTCTTATCATACCACGATTTGTTGTTATGCGTTGTTTCTTAGAGCGTTCTGAGAAGCTCTTGTTTATACAAGCATAACCTAAGTTATAGTTGTTCATAATATCCTCCGAGATATATTTATATTATAACACAATTCTCCAAAGTTGTCAAGTAAAAAGATAAAAAAAAGCCCCCAACGAATGTCAGGGGCCAACAACAGGAGTGTGCTTATCATTATTCTTCTATCCCTTCTGGTACTATGTTTGATCCAGAAGATTCAAATTTCTTTATTAGTTCTTCATCCATGATATCAATCACCATTTCTTTAAACTTTTTATCTTTTAGTTTTTCCATCCATTCTTTTTGACGGAACTTGTGTTCTTTACCATCTTTTGTTTTGAAGTAACACCATCCACCACCAACACGATAATTGGATGATTGCTTTATCACCTCAAGCCAAGACTCTTCGTCCATGATCCCTACGTTATCACCCCAACGGATCTGAAACACTGCCATTCTATCTTGGGTTCCAAAACGAGACTTCTTGATCTTTGCTTTGACCTCAGAACCAACTCGTCTTCCTGATTCATCAAAGACAAATGATTGTTTTGACTTACGACCTGTTAGCCAGATTCGTAGAGAACTGAAGTACTCAAGAGCCTTGCCTCCGGGTGCATTGTAAGGATTTGTTAATTTTTCTGCTATGTTTGATGTAATGTTATCTTTTAACTGATTTATAAGAATCAAAGTGTGCTGTCCATTAGCCAAAGGAATTGTTAGTTTTGGAAAGGCTTTTGAAAAGATTCTTGGCTTAACTGCCATTGAAGATTGAGGGTTGAAATCACCTTCTAAGTCTTTCTCAGCAGACGTTGCTGCTATTGAATCCCAGATAAACACAAATTGCATTCCCGGATAATCATTCATGGTGTCTTCAATTCCTTTAAGTACTTTCTCAACTGAGACTGCTTGGACATAAAGAAAGTTTCCGTTCAAATCAATTCCAGCATCCAATAAAAATACAGGATCGATTGCTGATTCTGCATCGTAATAAACTACATACTTTCCTTGCTTCTGTGCTTGCGCAGCTATCTGAACTGCCAAGTAGGACTTACCAACTGATGAGAGTCCAGCGATTTCTGTTATTTTACCAACAGGAATTCCTCCCATCTTACCTTTACATATAATTGAATCAAGCCATCGAGATCCTGTAGGTATCCATTCTTTTACTTCGGTTGGACTCTCCTTTGTGAGATCATATGCTGCATCGATGCCCATTGCCTTGTTCATTGATTTTTTGAGATCTTTAATTGAGATCTTGCCCGGTTTTACTTGGGCCATGTGTATTACTTTTGCCATTGTTGTCCTTGTTGTTAGAGTGGGAGTCATTTTCAACACAGGAGACTCCCGAGCCTGCTGTTTGTAACATTCAACAAACTATTCTTCTACAACCACTTCTTCTGTGGATTCTTCTACAACCTCTTCTTGAGGGTTCTCAACTTCTAGTTTTGAAGTATCTGTTTCTTCATCATCGCCACATGCGAGAAAAGTTATTAAAAATAAATTAATCATTTTGTCTCCTTTTAGTTGATTAAAAAATGCCCTCATAACGGAGAGGGCAACCGACTCTCTTAGCCTGTGAGTTTATCAAAGGCTGCATCAACAGCATCTTTCTCACCACCGTACTTGTGTGTTTCGGAGGATCCACCACCAGTGTCAGAGGCAAGGGCTTCGTTCAATAAAGCTTGAACATCAGCTGTTGTTTTGCGGTCAAACTGTGCGCCTATATCAGGTATAGATTCAAGTAGGGCTTCACAGTCCGCAACATCATCATCGCAGAGAGCAGATGGACGACGACGTGGCTTAAGAATGGTCTTAGGGAAAGATCCAGGAGTTCCGGGGATATTGTAATTTAATACCATATCAGTTCCAGACTCAACATCGGTTATGTCTCCATAATCGGGATCACAAACATAGCCTAGAATTGTTTCATAAGCTTGTTTTCCATAAGCCCAAATCTTGACGCCTTCAGACTCTCTTCCACGAACCAAGATCGGTGAATAATAACGCTTGCGAACAAATAGCTTCTTTGCTTCACGCTTAGCGGTATCGTCGTTATTGGTTACACCTTCTTTCCAGAGCGAAGAGGCAAAGTCACAAATTGGACACTCCTCATTAAAGTTACGCTTTGGACACATGATGCCGGGATTTTTCCCAACATTATAGTGAAAGTGGTATTCCTTAAACGGATCACCATCCTTAGTAGGAAGGATTCTGATTGTTTGGTCACCTTGTTCAGGTTTCCATTTGGTATCATTAGATTTTTTGTTACCGTTCTTTGATGCATTTAATTTTTCTCGCATCGCTTCTAGATTTAGTGCCATAATTTAACTCCTTTGTTGTTATTATTGACTTAACTGTCTAAGGCAAAGATACTTTGTATCTCAACCGAAATCGCTTCCATTTACAGTCCTTGTAATAGGAAGATAAAGAGGGCCAAGTTTTTTTTCAGGTTGGTGATCTTGGCAAACAACACGGAGGAAGTTATTAAAACTTACGTATATTTTTTTTAAATTGAAATTAGTGTTTAAGAGGGACTATCCGTTGATAGTTACTTCTTGTCTTGAAAATGAAGGCTTTTCAATTACAGTATTGTGATTAAAAACTCTCCAACCATTTTGGTCAAGATCAAACACTACTTCATGCTTAGAATCAAGATAACGTGGTTTCACTCCAGATCCTCGAAGAGAGTTGGGAACAGCATTCTCTTTCAAGAAACGCATTGTTCTTGTAGTTCCATCTTTCTTTGTGAAGCTTCCGGTGTAAACGTTAGCATTGAGTGTGAATTTATTTGTAGACATATATCCTCCTAGATTTTGATTGTCATTAGTTAAATTTTTGAGATTTGAATTTCGGTTGAATCTCGAAACAACCATCGTGTTATTAGTATAACATGTTCTCAACATTTTGTCAAGTATTTTTTTTATTTTTTTTTCTTCCGGCGATGTAAGGGTCCTCTCACAAAAGTGAGAGGATAAGAGCTACCTTAATAAAGGTTTTTGTTTTATTGTATTTATATTATAACATACTATTGAAAGTTTGTCAAGTTATTTTTTTAAAAAAGTTAAAATCTTTTCTGCTTCGCTTTGAATCTGCTCTGTAGTTGGAGCTGTTGTTTTAGTTCCAGTTTGAATTAACATATGGGTTTGTTCTGTTAAGATTTCTCTTGCCATATGAAAAGCAGTTAAACGAAGATCTCGTTCATTTTTTCTTAGTTGTTCTTTTTCACTCATGTTTACCTCCTTGGTTTGAATGTATTTTTAATATAACACGTTTTAAAAGTTTGTCAAGTATTTTTTTTATTTTTTTTTATGCTGCGATATTAATCGCATTGTACTTTTCAATCTGTTTGGACACATACTTGACAATCTTGACACCTAGATCATAGTTACAAAGAGCTTCTAATTTTTCAGGTTGTAGCTTATCTTGTATTTCTTGTTTTGTCGGGCAATATTTGTCAAGCTCCACTGCTCTTTTTAAGACAGCAGTGGCTAAATAACCCTGTATGACCAAGTCAGATATTTCATCAGGAACTTGACCATACTCATTTTCAATTTCTTTTTTTCTATTTAAGTAGACAGGGTGATTAACACCAATAGAAATAGAATAATTGTCACCATTAGTGGTAAAATCAACCAACCACTCAGATTCTTGAACTGGAATGACTTGTGGTGGGTCAAGGTCTTTCAATTTATCTCTTAAAGACTTGTTTCCGGTATTACCAGTGTTTTTTTTCTTTCTTCTTTCACGTTGCTGAATGACTCTATCTGGATCAGGATCAGGGGTCTTCTTTTTACCATTGCCCCTTTTTCTTGTTTCAAATTTCTTTTTGACAACACCGCTACCACCCATGTTGAGTTTGTTGAGTTTTTTCATTTGGTCTTTCATAAAATCTTCAATAGAAGTTTGACTAGATGGGTCGTACAAACTCGCCATAAACTCTTTCAGCTCAACAGGTATGTTCATGCTAAAAAGATTGTGCAATTGTTCAATATCTATTTTTTCTTGTTCGTTGTAATATAAGTCAGTTCTTTTGACATCTGTTTTTAAGTCACAATCACTTGGAAACTCATAAATGACAACATACCTTTGTGGTTCAATTAATAATCCAGTTCGTTTTGTTTCAGATGTTTTGCTGCCTTTATCACGATGATAGTCATGATAGAGCTCTTCTTTAAAGCACAGTGCGGTAAATCCGTGAGATATTTTGTTAGAATTATACCCTTTGCCATCTTTTTCTAAATAAATTGCAGCCCAATGTGCTTTAATTTTAATACCTTTGTGAATTAAGTCTGTGGTGCCGTAAAGTCTTTTGTTATTATGCACATAAGAATAGTTTTGCAAAATATCCTTCATGCCTTTACAATACAACCAGCCCTTATGCACACCATCCTCTTTACCTTTTTGTTCAACTTTGACTATTTGATCGATAGTAAAATATCTGTGGTCTATCCACTTTGCTATACTGTAGCCGGAACCGCCAGAACTACCTTGCAAAGAACAAGCCTTATCATATCTTTTAAAAGTATCCTCTTCATCGGTATTTCCATATATTGTTACAGAAGTGCCAGACTGTCCTTTTAGCAAAGGGTGAATGTCTGTTGAGCGAGGATAGTAGCTTGCCTCCTGTTCTTCTTCACAAAAATCTTGAACTTGGCAATAGAGATTATCTTTGTTTTCTTTACTAATTGTAGTTTTAATTCCATACTGGAGATCGACCCCATCGTCATCAAACAAATAGTCTTTGTTGGTAGAATTGTAGCAAACCCCTTTTCTATGAAAAGGCCAAACTCCCGGTTTTGCACCAACTCCCTTGTTTACATCGTGCTTCTGGTTAGAACCAACCACTAACTTGTTACCTGAGTTGGCAAGGTCCAACAAGTGTCTATCAAACTTTTCTTCAGTCAAAGTGTCTCCACCACGATTTATTATACAGATTTTGTCTTTGTATTCTTCCCTATGGTCTGTGGTTATTATGACCTCACTAAGTGAGTCTTGTTTGTTCCTATTGTTAGATTCAATTCCATTTTGGATCAACTCTCTTAGTCCATATGGAAATGGTATCCCAACGGCTAATAAGTCAATAACGCCAGTTAAGACTGATTTTTGATTTTCTTTTGATGGTACTATTGGTTTGTATGACATATGTTCTCCTGTATATAATGTGTAAATTTTATAGAATAGAAAAACGAACGGTTAGATGCGTTTTCCCAAATTCCAAAAGTTGTTTGTTCTTTTGTTTCTAAATAAGATCTGATTCTTGAGAGAAGTTTATTATCGTTCTCTTTTGTTTCAGAACTTATACTATAATAATAACATGATTCTATAATGTTGTCAAGTAAAAAATACAACTTTTCTTCATTTTCTTCTATGTCTCCGATTGATACGGTACGAATTCTTGATATCTCTTTTGGCTCATGTAAATTGCCAACAATTGGATCTGTGTTATTAAACCAATTATAGTTCGCAAGGAAGTTTGCTATTGCTGAATTGGTGTTATCATAGTATGAACCAAGGGCGCCTTCTCCAACTATTTTTGTTGCCTCTTTGTTATCAATAAGCCAAAGTGAATGGATCATTCCAGATCTTGCATATTCTTGCAGAACGTTGAAAACGACTCTATGTTGTTTCTTTTGTGTTGCAGACATAAAAAAAGAATCAGGCACAATGTACATTACTTTAACCTCACGATCTTTGATTTGTTCTAAAATTGTTAAGGTTGTTCCAGAAACTCTTGCAGCTCCACATACAATCAACCAAATATCTTGGTCTTTCCCAAGTCGTAGCTTGTTTCCTAATTTAGGGACGCTAGCTTCGTATTCTTCATGTGTTTGACATTCAGGCAACCCTTTGCCGCCGTGCAACTCTATCGTCTTGTATTTGCCCAAATTTGAAAGCTTACGGCATATGTTTATTCCAGCGTTTCCAAGTCCAATTGTTATCATTTCAACTCTCCAAGGTTCTTTCCAACATTGATATTGACTTTGAACTTTCCTAACTTAGTGTTCTCGAAGATCTCAACAATTTCTTTTATTCTGTTCTTCTCATCAAGTGGCACGTCTAATACAATTGAATCGTGCACAAGAAATGCTACATTTGTTTTGAGTCTTTTACAGTATTTGTGGATTGCACAGGCTCTGTCAAGGAAATTGTCTGAAGATGTAGATTGGATAAGGTAGTTAAGCGCATGGAAATCATCTGAAGGTATTGTTCTTCCAAACGGAGTAGTGACAACTCCCTCCTCATAGTGCTTCTCCAAGACCTTTGACTTATCATAGTAGTCAGTGTCAACTGCTGTTGAAGTTGGGTTATAAAGCCATGCGAAAATCTTCTTCTTAGCATCAGCTCGTTCAATAGAATTATTAAAAATGTTATTTTGATTCCAATCATGGATATCTCCTGTGGGTTGTGGGTGTCCGGAGAGGTGTAGTAGGGTCCTCAACTCGGCACCATTAAAGTCAAGTTCTACAAAGCAATCCCACTTAGGCTCTATAATGTCCTTTAGTGAGGTCTTAAGGTTAAGAATAGGAAAAGACCCTTGGTTGAGTCCTAAACGTCCAGTAACGGTTCCCCAAGGGTTATAATCAACAAAAGACTTTCCTTCCCAATGAGACTTAACAAGATACATTGCTTTCTGATCTGTTTTTGCATGTTGTTTCCATCTGTGTCGGTTGAAGCGAATTTCTTGTTGAGAAAGTTCTTTACACATTATATTAATATTGTGCATCAAGCGATAGTTTTGAGGTTTTTGGTTATTCTCAATTATCCATTTGGTAATCTCGTTTAAAAGACTGTAGTAGTGTTGGATGTCCCTCTCAGGAACAAGTTTATAAAAACAAACATCCGATAGATTTACTTTAGATGAGATGAAAGATTTTAGGTGAGCCTTTATCTTTCGTTCTCTTATCTCCAATCTCTCTTTTAGGTGATCGGGACAAGCTTGGTGTATCGTTTGACCGAGAGCAAACAATCTTGCTAATTTGACATCTTTATCTCCAATCATTGGAGACCAGTCCCAAGTAGCTTCTAAGATCTCTGGTAAATCTCTTAATCTTAATCTTCCATTTGCAAAATAACCTTGACACTCTTTCTTATCATCAATTATCTGAAATATCATTTTTCCTCCGAGTGATATTAATTTTATCATTTAAGGTTCCGGGTCGTTTTACGCTCAAAACTCTAAACTGTTCATTAATATAACTGATGGATTTAGATTTGTCAAGTTTTTTCTCAAAAAATATTGCTTTTTTAATTATTCTGTCTAATTCTGGTTTTGAATACCTTCCATATTCTTCCGTGTTTCTTATATTTATATAATTTATTATATAATATATATTATTAATATTAATATTATTATTTATATATATATTGCTTACTTTTGTCTTATTACATTTAGTATCTAATAAAGTTATTTTCTTATTTTTACTTATATATAATTTCCAATTGTGTTGTAATAATTTTTTTAATAAATCAATATCTCTTTCATAACATAAAGAAAAATTATTAAGAAATATTTCATTTTCTGTTGACAGATCATATTTTTTAGTGTATAATGACATAGCTGGTGAATTTATATCTGCTACAATAATCCATGGAGCATTTTGATGAACATTGAATCCATATTGTTTAGCAGCGCTTAAATAAAATTCTAGTTGTTTGTCATTTAAAAACATCTTCTCTTTCATTGAATCATCATCAGCTGATTCACTTGAGAAGCTTATAGCCATTCCAGAGGTAAAAATATTAGATCTTTTAGATTTCTGAAAACCAGAAAAGGTTAATGGAAAATTTGAACCATTTTTAGTATTCCAGTCTATTAACCCAGCCATCCAATCCTTAAAATTATTTATTTTTTCTTTGTTAACTAAATTATTAAAACTACTCAGGTATTCATTTACAAAAGATACGTAAAGTTCTTGTGGGTTTTCATATGCTTTATGCACTCTTAGGTTGTTAAAGAAAGAATCTGAATCGATTCTCCCCATGAGTTTTGCTTGATCCATTTTTCTTAAAAATGCATGCAAAGCATCAGCTACAAAATTAACACACCTAGGTGCACTATGTGGGTTCATAGAATTATTAATACCTGATAAGGTTTCTTCATTAACATACATTGAATTATAATTCTTGTTTATCCTACCATAATAAACTCTATCTGAAAAGTTATAGTCTATAACATTACTTATATCTCTAAAGGGATCTAGTTTATATTTTACTCTCTCTGAGACTAGTTGCTTTGTTGATTCTGTATCTTTTGATCCTTTATATTTCATTCTTCATCTCCATCTATAGTACCAGTTCTAGAGTAATCTAATAGCAAATTTTCTACATTTGTTATAATCTCTGTGCAATCAAGAGTAGAATTCTCGGTTGTTGCAGAATCTGCTTTTTTATCATTAATAGCACATAGGTCTTTTAACTTATTATTAGGTATTGTTCTTCTTGGGCTTGAAGAAGACGTTTCTTCTTCTTTTTCTCCGGAATGAATAAATATGGCATCTATAGTTGTTTCGAATTTTCCCGGAGTTATAGTGGAATTGACCTTTATTACCTGCTGATAGCCTCCAATACCCATAATGTTGGATAAATTGGGCACATCAACAGTTCCAGGGCCGTCATTAGGTTGTCCAAACTCTGGTCCTCCAAAACCATACGGGTTTACAAATATCTCCATTCCAGGGTATAATAACGTATTGCCTACCATAGTCAAATTACATCTATATTGAGAAGACAACTGGAGGAGGTTGTTAGTGCCTTGATTCATCATTCTAGATTCTCTCATATATTGTATATCTGATTTTGAAAAACTTATCTTCTTTACCAAACCCTTGTCTGCTCCAATAAAGAAATGATAAACTCCTCTTGTTTCATCATCAGATTTTATCCCTAGTCCTGTAAATTTATCAGGCCTGTAGTGAACAAAAATAGTCATATAATTTATAAAATCTGAAGCAGACGAGCTTTTTCTAGATATCGAAGAAGTTCTTAGTGGCAAGAGTCCTTCTTTATGATATGTTGCCAAATTTAAGATAGGAGTTTTAATCTCTGGTTTTTCTGTCAATTGCTTGCTTACTAACGTATATAGAGGGTCATTCCCGGGGTTAGTTTCATCAATAGCCATTAAACTCATTGTCTTGAATGATAATCTTTTATGCTGGGCGGTATTAACACAAACTTCTTGGAAAATATCTTTTACAAGATATAGAAAAAATCTTTTTATAAAATCTATAATTGAAATAGCTTCTATTTCTTTATCTAATATTTCTACCTTGTACCAATCTATAAAAGTTTCTAGATCAATTGGGATTTGTCCTATATTAACCAACAATTCTTCATTTTCTCCTAAAAGATTTAACACAAAAGAAGTTAAGATGACTTTGATGTTTTCGACTTCAGGAAAAAATTCATTTTTTTCTTTGTATAAAGAATCTAGTAAAAAATAAACTAAATCAGCAAAAAAGAAAAAATTGACTTTTGTACCCAGACTAGGATCAGGATCAGTCATATGTTCTGAAACAATATAGCTCCACTTATCTTCTACATTCTCTGCACTTTTATTTGGTATTTCATTTGAAACTTTCTTAACTGTTTTTTTATCATTGATAGTTTCTACTTTAGGTATTTGTTTCAACTTTGGCTTTTTTGTAAAAAATTGATTATTAGAAAATCTTTTTCTATCAAATTTATCAACAAAGCAAGTATACATACAATCATTGAGTATTAACTTCTCTGTTAAGGATTGATAGAGTTTCTTTCTAGAAAGCACTCTAGCGCCTTGAATTGCTGCTCTAAGTTCTGATAATTGAGCTTCGTCACAAGACTCATTCTGCAAGGCTTCTTCATAAGTTTTTAATTGTTTTTGTTCAAACTCTTTAGCTTCTTTAGAATTTAGAGCATTCATTATTCTAGTACCAGTAGCTCCTTCTATATAAGCAATATAATCAGCACTGATAGTTACAGTGCCTTGGTCGCTTATACTAATATCATGATCAATGAGGTTTAAGTAAAATGACTTGTTTGTTATATTTAATGCATCTTCTAATTGTTTTTTACCATTGACTACCGATGGCCTGTTCATTATTCCGTGAACCCCTCTTTCTGGAAATTCCCATCCTACATCTGCTCTTATTCTGTAGTGTGATGGGTCATAATGTAGAGGTGAATTTACATTCGCTCCTTCATTTGCTCCCATTCTAGGACAAAATTTAGTATTTACGAATAGGTCTACATATCTAAACTTATAAGTGTCTCCTTCAATCGTCACTTCTCTTTCTTTGGTAAAATCAGAAAAAGTTTGAAAAAATAATTCTAATTTTGCCTTAATAAATTTTGTAGAAGTAGCAGGAGTCTCTCCATCGAATGAGAAATTAAAAGATTTTATTCCAAAGCCATCTCCTCTGTCAAACGTAGTTCCCTTTGAGAGTAGTTTTGCCCTAGCAGTAGTGGTATGAGCTTTAAAAGGAATCTCTCGAGTTACATGAGGGTTTTTTTCATTAGTTGGGTCAAAGAAAACCTTGTAAAGTCTAATTTTTGGACTCAAATAAGCATATAACTCATTTGTCATATTTAGAAACGGCTCTATTTTGTCTGCTTTTGGTAATATTAACTTGTTTATTATACCATTTTGGTCCGATGGGTTTGACCCATCTTTCACCATAGTAAATCTTTTGTTATATAAGCCATCGGAATGCATTGAGTGTTTTTTCTTCTTTTTATCCATTACCTCTTTGTTATAATCTGCAACAAGTTCTGGTAGATTTAAAAGAAGTACACATTGTTTGTATTTTGTTTCTCTATCTGATATATCTTCGTCTGTTAGGTCTTCTTGAGCAAGTTCTGAAGTGTCTAAATTGGCTAAATCTGCTATAGCTGCATTTTCTGCATCATTTAAAACATTATTTTCATCTAGATCTTGAGGATCTTTTGCTTTTGTCCATCTTTCTAACTCTCTAGCAATCTCTGTTCTTACTTTGTTTTCATAAACTCGAACAAGTCTAGGCAATATATATTCTTTTGCTTGAGTTGCTAATTTTGTGAATCTACTTCCTAGAGAAGTTTCTAATTCATTGTCTTGTATATCAAGTCTTATTAAGTCTATAAACTTTAAGAAATATGCAAAAGTAACATCATCGGGACCAGTTGCAATGTTGGTTTTGTCAAACCCCCAATCAACAACCTCTGTTGTTGGGTCATATACATCTCCAAGTTTTCCACTACCAGGATCTTCAAACTTATGATCAAGTTCATAAAAGTTAAGAGACTCGTCCCAAAACTCTAAAACATCAAAGAATACTGCGTTGTCGTTTATTTGTGATTCTCTTAATCTTTCTCTAGAAACATAGTATTCTTTACCGCCTGTTTTTGATCCTTCTAAGAGTCTATTGTGTAAATTGGGATGTTTGGCAGCTGCATCAATAGAGTATTGTATTTTTTCACCTTGTTTTGGAGAATAATACCACCCATCAGAATCGTATTTAGAATACAATATTGGCTTTCCTGTCTCTGTTCCTTTTCTTGCCAATTGTTCTGTTGTTAGTTTTTGTGCTTCTTCTGCAAAAGAATTAAAATCAAATCGTTTCTCTATACCAAAACGATCAGCAATAAAATCTGATTTTCCTGTTGTTTTAGTTATCTTTATTCTTAATTTTTTTACGAAATCAATATCTTTACAAAGAGGGTGATATATTTTAAAATATTCAAGCTCGATATCATCCAGTGTTTGCTCTTCACCTAGCTTGTCATTAAATAATTTGAATGTTGCTAACAACCTACCAGATATAAAATTCGCGTCATAAGGGCTATTGGTATATCTTGTTACGGCCTCGTTTTTTAAAACTGGTCCTAACAGTTCTCTGAGATCACCATCGTCTTGATAGACAGTGGCTGCTGAATCGACTATGCCAGTTGGTGTCGAAAAACCCAGAGTGTAAGAGAGTAATATCCATCTTGCCCAAGCTGATAATTCTCCAAAGGTTGTTAATTTGCCTTCTTCATCACCACTGAATTTAGTAAAGTCTTCAGGAACTGTTCCATTTTCAACCCATTCTTTATTACTAATAAATCTGTAATCATCATCATCTCCTGCTGAGGTCCATCCTACATCTTCTGGTATAGAAAGAAAGTAGACATGACTATTAGCCAAATCGGTTGTAAAATAAAAATCTAATTTATCGCGATTAAAGTTGACTTTACTTGTTAAGTACTCTTTTATACCATATTTCGTCATTATCCAAGAACCTCAAGTGCTTGTTGTAAGTTTGTTGGAATTTTTAGTATTTCCCCATCTTCTATTTGAGCCTCCGTTGGTTTATTATTAAATCTGGCAATTATGTACCAATACTTCTGATCTCCATAATATTTTTGAGATAACTTAAACATCCTTTGTCCTGCAACATAATAATGTTCTATATGTGGTATCTTTCGAAGCTCTTCCTCAGAGGGATTCGAAAACTTTGGAGATGTATATTGTTCTATAACCTTGACATTTCTTTTTTCAAAGAGATCTTCATCTTGATATACATCGTTTGTTGCAATCTTTCTTTTACTATATCTGCTCATAATTATTCTCCGAATGGCCATTTAGGATTGTTGATTCCAAGCCACTGATTATCTTTATCAAACCCAAGATCGTGCTCATGAAGAACATTTAGGTTTAAACTTAGTTTATATAATTTTGGATAGTGTTTTTTTCCTTCAATTATAAAACCTTGATCAATTTGAGGTTGTATGTTGACACCATCAATCCAACCAAGAAGACCACCCTTTTTTGCTGTATAATCATCATTAGCTGATATTAGATTAGCAAACTTTATTCTAACTAAAGGGTTTCTAGATATAGAATTTGCTGTTGTGAATGTTCCTTCTCCCTTTAAAGATACGGGATTAGAAGAGTATCCTGGATATAACATTGAAGTTAGAGTGCTTATTGCTTCCATATTGTATTTTGCCTCATCAAGGGAACCAGCTGGAATATCCCAACCCAATGACACAGACCTTTTTGTATTTTGAAATGTTCCCATAGGATCCATTCTACCAAAAACTTGCTCTGAGTTCCAAGATGATTGAAAATTATCTGACAATTCTGTTAAAAAAGCTTTAAACTCAACTTCTAAGTTAGAAACTAGAGAATATACCTTTAAGATAGAGTCTGTTTTTTGAGCATAGTTATTAGTGCCATCCACATCACTTAATAAATCTGTTAATTTTTTATTTTTAAAACTCATACTATTATCCTATTGAGACAATGGCTCTTGCTATCTTGTCATCATTACTAATTGAATTGACAACAATATCTTCCACCATTGTTTTCAAAGCCTCATCTTTGATTTTGATTATTACTTCCATTCTTTGTGTCATAGCAGCACTAACAGCGGTTTTGATATCAGCAGCTAATCTAGAGCCACCTTTTTTCATCGCTGCTGCTCCTTGGCCTGTTGTTACAAGAGCAAGATTCTCTAACCCCTCTTGCAAAGCCTCATTATCTTCTAGTATTGAAGAAATCATATATAAACCAGCTGCAAAACTGCCCATGGCAACAATTAAACCACCAGCTCCTGCGGCTCCCATTAAACCAGCAGTAGCCATCAACGTGGACAAAGCAAAAGCAAAGCTAATTATTGTTCCAATGGCTCCGTCTCCAACATTAGTTAATTCAATAAATTGAGAAACCATATATCCAATGCCTTTAGCGGCAAGATAAATACCAGCACCAATCATCAGTATCGCCAAAGCAAACTTTAACATACCAAGAGCTCCTGCTCCTGCCATTTGGCCTCCTAGGGCTGATGATCGTCCTAAATTCATAGAACCATTAGCAGATAGGTTTTTAGCTCCTGCGTTGGCTGTTTCTGTCTGCGTTTCTACTATATCTTTTGCTATATTTTTTGTTTGTTGTACATCTTCAGCAACATTAGCTGCTACTTGTCTTTGTGAAGCTTGTGTTAATAGTGTCTTGGCTCCAGCTAAGGCTTCTGTTGTTGCTAAGTAAGTCCTCTTTACTTTGAGACCTCCCCAAATTGCAAAAGCAACCAAACCTATTGCTGATGCTAGTGAGACCCATCCCATCACAGTTTTATTACTTGTTATATAAATCATAAAGTCCAAGAACATTTCCATTCCTTCAACCAATGGCATAACTGCTTGGGCAAAATTGGTCATAAAGATTTGCATTTTTTCTTGTAGAGGTATGGTAGCTTCTATAGCTTCATTAAACCTTTGTTGTATATTTTCTTGCCTTTCCATATCTTTGCGGTATTTTTTATAATCTTTCATATTCATACCAAAGACTCGTTGTGCCTCATTCATATCACTTATTCCAGCAGCGTTAGCGATTGCCATTTGTTGGAATTTATTCATATCTTTAAAGTTGACGCCTTGGGCTTGAACTTGCTGTACAAGTGTTTCTACCCTTTTATCTTCTGTCATCATTAGCATCTCTGTTGAAGATAGTTGAGATCCAAGTAAAGCATTTAGTTTCCCAACGGTTTCTGCTGAACTTGCAAAGGTATCAAATTTACCAGCCAACGAGGTTAAAGTTGATACCTCAACACCAGCAGCCCTGGCAGCAGAAGACAACCCTTGAAACACCTCAATTGATTTATCACCATAAACAGCAAGAGACTTAAAGGCTGTTTGAAAGTCTTTGGTCATTTTTCCAGCCGAAATACCAGCAGACTGACCCATTAGGGCTAACTCTTTTGACATCTGCATAGCTTGTTTTTCTGATTTTCCCATATTTAGGGTAAAATTATTTATTGATTGAGCAGAAGTGTTTGCGTCAATACCAATTCTTTGAAACCTTGCAACAGTCATACTAAGTTCAACTTGTGCTTGTTTTGACATCCTTACGAAACCAACCATATTTTCAGTCAAACCTTCCAGTGCACTACCAGCATTTTCAAAAGTAACACCCAAGGTGTTTCCTTCTTGTCTCATCTCCAAAAGAGTGCCCATATATTTATTTCCAAGCCCAGTTGCAGCTGCGAATTTTGCATTTGACTCATCTAAAGCTTTTGCCATATACAATGTTGATTCAACTACTTTTGTTACAACAGAAACTGCAAGAGTTTGTAAATTAAAATACTTTCCTAAAGACGCTGTTAGAACCTCTGTTGGGTTTTTTGCTTCTTTCATAGCAGAAGCTATATTAAAAAAAGTACCGACAAATGTGCCTTCTGCTTGAGTGAAGAAAAGTGATTTTTTTTGAATCGAACCTAACGCTCCTTCCAATTCTTTCTTTGCTTTCTTATCGGATTTGGCTAATTTATTAGCAATAACTCCTTTTTCCTCAAGCAGAGCTATTTCAGCTTCATGCGTTGCAATATTATTCTGGTATTGTTGAAATAGCTCATGATTACCCTCTTCTTGAGCAGTCAAAGCAGCTTGAGACATCTTTTCATATTCTTCTTTAAGAATGAAAAGTTGATTCTCCATTTCCAATCTATCATTGGCCAAAGCAGCTCTATCTACCTCCAGTCGTATTTCACGACCTTTGATATCTTGTTCTTCTAAGAGTCTTTTAACATATTCATCTGCGGTTTCATTTTTCTTTTTAGCATATTCAACAGATTCTTTATCTAGTTTATTGTTCTTCTCTCTAAGTTCAGCTTCTTTTTCTAGTTTCTCAAGTCTTGCAGCCATTTGTTCTGGTGTCATTTTTTCACCCATCTATTAACCCTCATCTTTAAACGGCCAAGTAATGCCTGTTGTTTGTTCAAAATGTCCAACAGCTTGGTCTAATAATTCTTTTGATTTTTGTGATCGAGGATGTTCTTTACCATAACGGATGAAATGATCCAAATATTCCTTTTCCGCCATAATTGCCTTAGAATATGCTTTAACATCTTCAACCTCTCCTCGTATAACAAACTTCAGTTTAGGCCCCTCTTCGTCTTCCTCCTTCATTAAATTGGTCAACATTTTATGCGCACCAAGATCAGCTGTCATATTGACATCTTTTCCGTAAACATATCTAAGGAACTCTTTGTTCCATTCTCCGAACCATTGGAGCCATGACTCCGTAAGCAATTGCTTTTTATTTGTAAAGTCTATCTTCATAATTAACACCTCTCATTAAATAGTTTTAAAAAACAAAAGCCAAGAGTTATCTTGAACGCTTAGCTTTTTCGATTTCTTTCTTTTCATCTTCGAAGTGTTTTTGTAGTCTATGTAGAAACCAATTTCGAAGACCAATTGGTAGATTATAAGCCTCAATGAACGACCATCCTCCAAAATGTTTAAGGAGAAAGAATTGTTCATAAATAGCTTCCATATATTTATCGGTCAGGCCAAAAAAAGTCCGCCCCGAAAGGCACCTCCAATTCTTGCTCATGGTTGCAAGAGATACAGGAGAAGGTGTCTTTTAATTTGACATTTGGTATAATTTCTTTATAGGCATTCCTAAGAGCCCTAGCATCTGAGGCCGGCATAACTTCAATAAACTTATTTAAAATGCCTCTATCACTAACTCCATCAATGGAAACAATCATCGTTTTAAATTGATCTGTTACATTCGAAGCTTCAAGTCTATGTTTCTTTTTTGCTTGTGCTTGTTTTGTTAATTCATTTTCATCTTTACCAGTAAGAAGCCTACACTCTACATCAAAGTTGCAAACAGGAAGTTTGAAAACATAGTTGCCTCTATCATTCTTCTTTATTGTTCGCAATCCTTCTAGGTTTGGATGAAACACTTCTGGTTTTGAAATGTCAAAAACGATGTCATTTTGTGTTTCACAAGCAGGGCAAGCCATTTTTGTTTCATACTTTTCACCATAACCGGAAATTCGAGCCGCAATCAAAATAGCGTTTCGATCTCCAATCAATAATTCATGAGCTTTGATGTTTGGATCAAGTATAATACTTTCCATAAACCTTTCAATAGCCAATCCTTTTCTAAGGAGAGACTCGTTGGTTAAGATATCCTCTTCTTTGGCTGTCATATACTTTATTTCTATGACTTCTTTATTATGTAAAGGGTGTCCTTTTTTATAGAACAATCCTTTCGATGGTAATTCAACAAAGTCTGTTGGTGAAACAAAATCTAGTATTGAATTTTTTTGTGGGGGAGAATCTTGGTGCATATCTCGAACTCCATTTTTCTCTAAATCATTTTTTATTGTCATTTGTACCTCTTATAATTATGTTAATTTTGCCCAGTCATAGGTAACAGTAATGTCTAAAGCCACTAGATCATCACTACTATAATCCAGACTTCCAAAAGATAGGGTCTTTATCCATGGGTTCACTAAAGTCCATTCTTCTAAAACCTTTCCTTGAGAATCTAGTTGATGAATTGACAACTCACCTGAGATTCTAAACGCCTCTGATGCGTCTTTCTTATTTATTCCTTCAACAAAAAGACCACCAGTTGGGTCATATCCACTATATCCTAACTGGGTGTTTAGATCATCTACTTTCTCTCCTACATCAACAATTGATATCTTTATATCATTCCAAGTAGCCACTCCAGGGTATTTAAACTTGTGATTGATAAGTTTGTGTTCTTGTGAGTCTATATCAAAAGATGGCTTATCAATAGATTTAGCCCACCACCAAACACCCATACCATCAGAAACAGTAAATCGGTATTGGCGAGTGGGCTCAACGTTATTTGCAGACCAAAATGTCATCTAAACCTCTAGATTATTTAACACCAAAGTGTGATGTAGAAGCAGGAGATAACGGAGCGTGAGAAGTGTCATAAGTTATACACTCAGCCCAGTCATATTTGAGAGCCATCTCAACTGTTTTCAACTCATCATTTGCGTAATCTAAGTCACCAAATTTGGCAGACATGATTAAAGGATTTTTAAGAGTCCATTCTTCAACTGACTTACCATTTGAATCCATAACAGAGATAATAATATCTCCTAACGCACCACCATCAACAGTTGTTGAACTATGTCCAGCGGTCTTACTACCTTCTTTGATTTTTGAAATAGTTTGTAACTTAATATCTCCAGCTGCACCTGGCATTGGAGGAGCTGCTGCGGGAACAACATATCCTGATGCTTCGATCAATCTATTAATTTGAGTAACAGCATTTGGAGAGATTGGGTCTACAAGAACCAAACTGACGTCTTGCCACTCCACTCTTCCGGGGAAGTTATATTTATTATCTAAAAAATCATGTGTTACCGAAGTAACTGTATAATTTGGGACATTTACGGTTTTAGCCCAGTAAAGAACATCAGGTTCTCCGGGTGCCGCAAGTCCTGTAAACTGAACCATAAAGCGATAATTTCTCTTTGGTTCTATATTGTTTGTGCTCCAAAATCCAGCCATTTATTAATTCTCCTATATATTCTTTGTAACTAGTATTATAATTCAATTCCGCTTCGTGTTACCACAAAGTCCACTACGATGTATTCAATTGCTCGAGCAGGTTTAATCATAACCTTGGCATAAAGAATGTTTCTATCAACTAAATCAGCAGTTGTTGTTGTTTCATCAAGTACTAATTTATATTCTACAATTCCCAATCTTGATTGAACATCACTCAAGATACGATCAGCTTGTGCTTTGAATCTCTTCCAAGTTGCATTAACATTTTGATCAAATAAAATAGTTTCTGAAACTTTTCCAATTCTTCTCTTAAGGTAAAGCAACAATCTACGAACATTGATTCTATCTAATGCTGATGATTTTTGTTGAAGTGTTTTTTGTCCAAAGATTACAATATCACCAGAAGCTGGGAATCTTGCAATTGGGTTTATATTTTCTGTATACAAATCATCACGATCTGCTTTCGAAAGATGTTCTGTGGTTCCTACAACTCTAGGTCCTTGGGATCCACCAAGTTGATTAATACCACCACGATTAAACCCAGCAGGGGCGAACCATGGCTCTGAAAGTCCTTGTGACTTGGCAATGGCGCCAATAGCAGCAACAGATGGAGGCACTATAACAACGTCTCCATTTCCACCAGCGGTATCTCTAAGCTTAACAGAAGGATAGTATGTAGCAGCATAAGAAGAGTCAAGAACTCTAGATTGAGCTGTTGTTACTATTGTAGAGACAGAGCCGTTATCGACTGAACCTCCATTTTCCCATGTTTGTTCATAAACACCTATAAGATCAATAATAGCCATTGAATCTCCACGATCCTCACAAATGTCAATCATTCTATTGGTGATTGTTTCATTAGTCATACCCGGCATACAAAGTGTATCATACTCCACAACCTCTTTATCGGTAACAGAATCTAAAGCGAATTGCAATGTTTCATTGACATATGAAGCTTTTCTAGAAGTTCCAATAAGATTAGGAGAGAATGGATTAGTTTTAAAAATATCTATTCCATCAAACCCACCACCCATTGGTGCCTCAAATTGTTTTGCACCAGCGTTTATCAAAGTTTGTAGAGGAATTTGCGTCGCTGAGGAATGATTTTCATCAAAATAATATAGAGGTTCGCCTGTATCATATGAGCAAGTCACTTCTTGTAAGTTAAACACAAAAGATCTTTCAAATTGATCAGAAACTGTAATCCCATCATCAGCTTCAGGTATAGCTGGGTTATATTTCAATATATCACCATATGATGGATCTTTGTTTTTTAAGTTTCCTTGAATATGTCTCACTCCAAATATTGACCTAACAGGGTAGTTTGCCCCTTGATTGGTACTTTGATTGGTTAGTCTCAATGAAGGAAAGGTGAAAGAAGCAGTTTGGTACTGATCAACACCTCTGATAAACTCTCCAGCTAAACCAGAAGATTCTGGAATATTATTATTTGCTCGAAGATATGCCGGCATGATATCATTTGATATTTTTGGAAGATCTGATTTTTGCTGTGCTCCTGTAGAGCCCGACATAACAGAAAAACCTTTGTGTCTCAAAGGACCATAAAAACCAACAGGCAAGGCTGATGTATCAGACAAGATTTGATTTTCTACCGCTGCATCCATTTCAATATAAACATAATCTGATTTGTTAGGATAAAGACCTCGAACATTCCATTTTTTATTTGTAGAATCCCAACTTTGATACGTGGTACCAATTTTCTTTCCAACATAGTCTGCTGAAGATGGATTCAAATTACAACCGGAGAAAGATTCAACAATAGAACCATTTTCTAATATTTTTACAGTAAAAGAAGAATCTGGATTTGCAGTATTTCCTAATCTCAAATCTGTGATCTGTATAGAAATTGATTTGTTAGCATATTCTCCATCAAAGTGAGAAATTAATCTAAATAACCTATCTTCATCAGATCCTCTGTTGATAAACCAACCAGTTCTAGCCGCTCTTGCTGGGCTTAAGTGGTAAGAAAAGTTTTGTGAGTTAACAGATCCGGATTGCAAAGCCAATATGATACCAAATTGATCACCTGCTGCCGAACCTCCTCCAACATCGTCTAAAATTGCCTGTTCGAAGGTTTCTCCTAGGAATATTTTAGAATCTGTTCCACCAAAATTGTTAGCATTTTGTAATTTTTGTGGATTTGTGTTAAACTGTCCTCTAATATATTTAGAAGAGGTTGAATCAAATGAGATTGTTTTAGTTTCTTCACCAGCTGATGTAGTAACCACTAAGGTAAACTCACCCGCTCCTGAAGACTTTATCAAAGCAGCAGTTTTCTTTTGAGCAGCGTTTCCTTGCCCATCAATACCGCTTAATAAAACAGCTCCACCTGTTACGTAAAAAATTGCCCCTAGAGACCCAGTATGATTAACAGTTCTAGCAGCAGTTCCTGCTGATGCGGATTGTACAATGAATAAACCATAAGCTGAAACACTAGTATTTACTACAGCGGAAGCACCATTTGATTGGAAATACCAACCAGCCTGTCCTGTTAAAGCAGTTCTATCGGATGCTTCTTTTCCGACAAGTCTAACAAAAGTAATTGGTGTGGTTTCTGAGGCTAAATGTGCTTGAGCAGCAAATTGAGCATATCCGGGATTGACGGTATTACCCTCTCTCCATACATCTCTATCTCCACTTGCTTTCCCTGTTGTAGGTTCTCCAAATATGGTATAAAAATCTTGAAGGTTTGACACTCTAATAGGTTTCATAGCAGGTCCCTTCAGGGCTGTTCCTATTAGAAGAGGTCCTTCATCTACAACTTCCGCTGGTAGTACTGATTCATCAACTTCGTTTAGTTGAATACCAGGCGAAACAAAATCGAACTTAGTAGGCATTTATAATTCTCCTTATATATTATATCATTATAAATAGTAGTACGAAAGGTTAAAAGCACCACTATGTAGTTAAAGTTTTTTGTCAGAAGAGACTGTTTCTGAGCGAAAACGAATTTTAGCTCTGTTTTCTCTTCTGGCTAATGCTGGTCTTGGTCTATTATACCCTTCGGATATCAAATAGCCAAGAACTTTTATTTGAACTTTGGTTTCAAACATTCTTTCGTCTTCTCCAACATTTGTTGTGTTATTGTTCATTGAAAAACCTTGTTCAATGAATCCTTCGTACTTGTGGCCATCTTTTTCAAAGAAAAAGGTGTGTATTTGGCCAAAACTTGAGATAAATGGGGTTAATAAATCATTCATCTGTTGTTGATACTCTGTTCTCAACGTTATTGTATACATTAACCTAACATATGTTGGAATCGGAGACACATAGCTGTCATATACTATTTCGTTATTCTCTTTATTTGGTCCTGTTTGTTGTAGACCTTTTTTATTTTTGATTATTTGAGAATTTTGAAAGTTTTGTGTCTTATCTTGGTTAATCTGGCGAGCAACAGTGATAGCACCTCCCTTGAGGTCCGAGTTTTCAAAGATGTGTGCTTGAAACGTGCCCTTAAAAGCAGGGTCTTTATCAACAGAGTCTCTGTTAATTGACATTAGAGGTAAAATCAACTTTCCTACCTTATCTCTATACCTTACGTCGTTCTTTACTTGGAAAGACCTCTCAGCGCCAAGCCACAAAACAGGTACTTTGTACATTCCCTTGTTGGTTCTGGTGTGTAAGTTCATCCCATCGTTCAACCAGTCGAACAAACCGACGTCAATGGTCTCCAAAGAGGATGCTTGAAACTTTATTGGCTCATTACTCTGCATTAAATACTCCATCTCTTGCTCTTATACAATCTGCGGTGATCTCAAACTGTGTGTCTGCTTGTCCAAACAGGTGTTTTGGTTCATTTAATTTAACTATTTCATAAAAAATTGAACCATATCTTACAAAATCACCTTCTCTGGCAAAGAGATTCTGGTCTTCTGTAAGTCTTCTCTTGTGAAACATAACTTTCAAAGCTGTTTTCTTGTCTAAACCTAAATTCTCTACAACATTTGTCTCAACACCTTGGTATTCAACTCTTGCAAAGACTCTAACGGGTGGAAGAAATGTTTTTTCTATTGCTTCGCCATATAAAGGGTGAAAATCTGTATGCTCAATGTCAATTGGAAAGTAAAGTATTTGCTGTCCAGCAACTCTTTCTATTATTTCGTCATTTACTTGTTTAACAAGATTTTTTTCTTTCTCTCCAAGAAACATTGGAGGCGGAGGAGCATCAAGTTTTGACCATTTATTGTCTGCCATTTTGTTATCCTACAAATATTCCAAGAGGAGCGTGATTAATTATTGCATTTTGGTTTTCAACCATACTCTTATCAGTTTCTATGAGTTTATCATATGTTGTTTCCTCAAGTAATTTCTTGAGCTCTTCTTTTAGTGCTTGTTGTTCTTCTTTTGCTTGACTAAGCAAGTCAGACGCATTTAGAGTTATATTATCTCCGGGTATAGGAATGGAACCTCCAAACTTACCTCTTATTTGACCGAGAGTTTCCTTAGAGAGAGCTAGGGCGAACCTTCTTATCCATTGTTTACCAATTGAGTTAATATTTTCATAAGGAATGTTTTGGAATGGAAGCGTGTTCATATTATTGACTCCGTTTTGTCCTGAATCAACATCATCCTCAAATGGTGAGTTAGTTTCAATTGTAAATCTAAACCAAAACTTCTCTGGTGAAACAGATGATGGTATGGGATATAGTCTTAATTTATTATCAATAATTTCATATGAATAGTGTGAAGTTCTTGTATATAAATGATCCTCATATGAAACCGCTTGTAGTTTATTTTCCCAAGCTGGTATTACTTGGAATGTAGATTCATCTGCATACTGTCCATAGTTGTGTAGGTCTCCTACAACGTTCAAACCACCATAATATCCATAAAATCTCCACATTTGTTGGGGAGAGATGTAATACATTCTTCTTACCTTAATTCTTTTGTTACCAACTAAACCTTCATATGGAACGCCACCAGCAACTGCTGAAGCGCTTACAATGTTTTGTAGGTCGTAATCCTGCTGGTCTGTCACACTGTCGAATGAAGCACTATATATGGGCTCTGTACCACCTATACCAGCTTCAGTTGCAAACTTGTCTCCCATTTTGAAAGCGTAGTCAAATGTGAACTTAGGATATTTCAAAGATGCACCATCTGTACCGGCTGTTCTTTCACCTTTGTGGTCAAATGAAGCGGTTGGAGATCCAAGAGCTGGTCCTAGGGTGTTTTTTGCTTGATGCAAATTGATTTGGTAAGAATATTCTAAAACCGCTTCTTCGTAATTTGCATAAACATTTTGTTCTGTTATTTCAAGATCTAATACGTCACCACCGAGTCTTTTGTAAGTAAAAGCTACTTGAGCAACGGCACCTGTTATGAATTCAGCTGATCCTGTGTAAATGCCCATAGGGCAAGCTGATGCAACACTAGAATGAGTTCCTGTTACAGGCAATACTATTGCTGATTGGGTTGATGTTGGTGTTAAAGTGGGTAATGACATACATAGGATCCTCGTTCCTTTTAAATAGTTTTACACAAAAGAAAAACCCCAAGCAATTGGAGAGCAAGGGGCAAACGGAGGACTAACACATATGTTAATTAATTGTTTTTTATTCTTCAGGAGATGTTTTTTTCTTCGGGGCAGTTTTCTTTTTTGCAGCAGCGGCTTTCTTTTTCTTGGCGGCTTCTGCTTTTTGTTTTGCTGCTTCCTCAGCCTTACGTTTTGCCTCTGCTTCTGCTTTTTGTTTTGCTTCCAATGCTTCACGCTCTTTGCGTTCGGCTTCTTCAACAAGACGACGTGCTTCTGCTTCTTTAGCTTCTCTAGCGTCAATGAGTTGTTGGTTTTGTTTTTCTACACCGTTACGACGAGCAACCACAGGATCAATCTCTTGTCCTGTGATTCGCATTTGTCGTACGAGTACTTTAGCTCTTTTTGCTTTACGTCCCATAGGTCACCTATTATCCGTGGAATTTACCGATAAGTCTGGCTTGATTATTTCTCAGTTCTGCTGTTATAAGCCATTTAGAGCCATCACAATAAACATCGACATAAGAACCAGCATACAAATCGTCCGCTGCGTGAGTGGATTCAATAACAAATTGAAAATGGTCATCGCCAACTGCGGCTACCTGATGGGCGCCCATAGCGGTGCTTCCACCATCTAGAACGATCAAGCAAGAACCAACAATTTCGCCACCAGCAACGGATCCACCCGCAGACTGAATGGTGATAGTCTTTGCGTTGAAAGCAGTCAGTTCTGTAGGGATGAGAAACTTAAAATAGGCCCCTTCTTGTACTTCAGGCAGTGTTATAACAACAGCCCCACCAGATTGATCGACCAAATATAACTCACCGGTCTCTGCGCTTGCGATTGTTTTAGAAGCCGTAATGGTTTCTGTTCTTTGTCTACTCGCAACACGAGCACTTCTTGCAACTCTTGACATAATATATCTCCTTAATTAAAAAAGTTGAGGTCCTTAACGACCTGTTCATAATAAGTAGTTTCTCCAAAAAGAAAAAACCCCCAAACAAAAGTTTGAGGGAATTTTTTGAAAAGTATGATTCTAAATCAAAGATTAGGAACCAGCTTCTCCGAGAAGACCACGAACGATTACAAGACCGTACATATCAGGACGAACCATCTTCTTAGCGTATCGAGTCATTACACCTTTACGGGGTACAAAGTCCTCAACACCGAAGATTGTAGGTGTTGTTTGTAGTGGAACATAAGGAGCATAAACGTATCCAGACTCAAGGAATGAGCCGCCTTTACGTCCAACAAGAATAGCATTTCTTGGGAAGTAAGGATCAACGATTACGTCAAACTTACGAGACAAAGAACCAGCCTTAACAGCACCGATCATACCTTTGTCAGCATCAGCTGTAATATTAGCACGGAATCCAGAAGTAAATTCTAAGATATTAGCAACTTCAGGAGAACAAACTACATAGTTAGCTCCACCACGAAGTGTTTTCAAGTGGATTTGTGCAGAAACATCATTAATGGTTTCAATAAGAGTTTCATACCATTCTGAAACTGTACCTGTAAAATCAGGAGCAGCAGAAGTAGCACCAAGTTCAGCACCAGTTGAACGATTAACGAACAATCCAGGAGAACGAGACCAGTAGTATGTTGCAGCTTTAGCACCATTTACAAGATCAGCAAGGATTTCACGATCAATCTCAAGAGCAATTTGCTCAGAAAGAATAGAAGTCAATTCTACCTCAGCATCCAAGTTGTGATAAGCATTCAAGTCTTGACCTAACTCAGGAGTCCATTTAGCTTTAAGCTTTTTGGTTTGAGCTGTGATCGCGATTGAATCAACTTTGATGTCGATCTCAGGTATATCACCTGTTCCTTCCATTAACATTGTGTAGTTTGCAATTCCACCAGCAGGGGCAGATCCAGCAGCAACAGAATCTTTTGTTGGATGATCAACTTGTAAGTATAACTCACCGGCAGTAATAGCATACCCACTAAGACCACTCGGTCCAACGAATTTAAAACTAATATTTGTTCCATCTGTAGAAGTAAGACGACGAATCAGCTTACAGTTGGAATCTGAAGCACCAGCACCAGTATCGATATCTGTAAGAGCCGATCCTGAGATATTGAATGCTGACAAATTGTCGATATCTGGATTAGTGAAACTAGCAATTGGAATTGTTAATTCTAGAAGATAAGACGCAGTTTCAGCTAAAACATCTGGGTCATATTTAATAACCTTCCTATCGTCTTCAGAAAGACCAGAGATAAGCCCAGCATCTGTCGCAACAGTAACAGCAGAAGATGTGATATCTGCAAGGGTTTGAGGTGATGACCAAGCAAGACCAGTAGCTTGACGAGGACCAGAAAGATTTTCACCTAAAGATCCAACGATACTTACACCGTCAACGATTCCAGAACCAACTTTGTCAGTACCGTAGATGGAATCACCAGCATCATTACCAAAACGATCAACGACAGAGCTACTTGCGTTGATGTTATCACTATAAGTAAAATCAAGGAAGAAGATCAAACCAGATGGCAATGACATCGGTTGAACACTTACAAGATCGTTAGCAATAAGTCCGGCGAATACACGACGAACAATAGGAAATGCAACAGATGCAAAACCTTCAACTGCTCCAGGGCTACCGTGCATTCCAGTAGACTCACGAAGAAGTTCTTTAGCTTGATTTTCAAGCAAACGCGCCATAGTAGAGCGTTGTTGTTGGGTTTCTAAACCCTCAAGTAATCCAGTTGCGGCCCACTTGTTAAGAAGAGCATGTCCCTCTTTTTTCATATCACGATTGACAATGCCTTCTGATAATTTTTCAATTATAGACATAATATTTTTCTCCTTTTTGTAAAATTAGTCTAAGCCTGCAAGTTTTTTCATACGGGAAGCAAAATCTAGCTCCTCTGTAATCTTTTCTTGCTTGCGACGTGGCAGATGTGCAGAAAGAACCTGTCTTCTCTGTACTGACTCACTAAGTGATTTTGGACCTTTTTGTTTGGTTCCCACTGTAGTTTCTTTAAGAGTTGTGTAAAGAGCTTTTGCTTCTTTCAAAGTCTCCGCCTGTGCGATAGCTTCGACAATTTTTGACTTTTGTCGCTCATTCAAGGAGGTATCGCTTAAAACTTTATTGCTATACAATAGTGTAGCATTTTGTAAAATCATTTCTTCTAACTTACCTTTCATATCATCAAGAACAGATCTCATTTTATCTTGTTTGTCTTGATACATGAGGATGGAACTGTTTAGTTCTCCAACCTGTTTTTCTAATTCATCTGCTCTTTCTTTGTTAGCAGTTGATTCTTGTGCAGCTAATTCTTTTTCTGCATCGTACTTTCTTGCTCCGTTATCTGTTACAAAGTGTCCGTGCTTGACATCTTCCATATCAACAACAAGAGATTCATCTAACACTTCTTCCTCTTCTGATAAGAGAGCTAATAATTCACTTAGTAGATCATCCTCAGCGTCATCAGATTCTTGTAAAAGACCTTCGAGGCCTCCTAAGTCTCCTCCACCTGCTTCAGGTGCTTCTGGTGCGGCTTCTTCTCCGCCCATTCCAATATCAGATGCTAAAGATTCAGTATCTTGCGGTTGCTCTCCGCCGCTTTCTGGGTCTGCTTCTGCTTGTTGTTTAATCGATTCCAAGTCAAGTCTGAAATCTTCAGGATTAAATTCAAATTCCATTTCCATTTCAACCGGCTCATCATCAGCCAAACTAGGATCGGAAGCAAAAGGTACATCCATTTCTTCCTTAATAGTTTCTTGGGTATCATTACCCTCTAACAACTGCTCAACAGCGGCTTTAATTTCTGTGGAGTATTTATCAATTACTGCTTGCTCCGCATTCTTGAGAGCTGCCTCTTTTAAAGCCTTTGCATCAACAATTGCTTGTTCTAACATAGATGACATCTATAATCTCCTATTCTAAATAAACGTTTATCACAATAAATAGTTTAATGATTGAGAAAAGAACTATTCATTGTCAAGACAGAGCAATAGTACCTGTTTTAAGTTGACCATCGGAATATTTTACCAAGAACTTAATGCTATTCTTTTCCATGTATTTGACGCAACACAGATATATAAATAATCTGAATCCCAGCAGATTTGTCCTTGGTCTCCTGTATCTGATGCTGATGATGGTGTTTTATCGTCTCGCAAGCGAATTGAATTCGAATCAATATCGAGAGCACAAGAGGGCTCTCCTACCCCGTTAATACCTAGTCGATTGCTAGCACCGATAAATTTCATTCCGGGGTTATTGCTGTTACCTTTGACAATAAAATCAGTATTATTTCCTCCACCATTAATTGTAATTTCGTGAGGTGCAGAAGAGTTTTCATCGATCTCAAACATCAATTTTCCGCCGATATTAAATTTTACATTGTCATCAGTAAAGTTTATGTAGGTGTTAGGGTCACCGTTATGATAAATCTTCTGGTCAACTCCAATGTCACCAGCTACATCAAGCGTATAGTCGGGACTGTTAGTATTGATTCCAAGCCGATTATCATGCGTTATTCTCATGGCTTCTGTATCTGATCCGTCGTTAGTAAAAAACAATATATCATCTTGGCTTGATTGGCACCCTATTGCAAACCCTTCTCCGGAATTTAATTGAATATAAGCCATATCTTGTCCATCATTTTCAAACTGAATTTCTGCATACCTATCATCTCTCTTGCCAATTACTAGAGCTTCTGATGGATAGGGATTTCCATATTCACCACCAGCGCCACTTATGTGTAAAGTTGTGGTTGTTGTTATAACGTGGTTTTCGATCTTGAGTCTTGTTGAACCGCTTGTTTGGAATTCAATTTGGTCTTCTCCAAAATCAATAACAGTATTTCTCTCGGCATCATCGGCTGCTTTTATATCACCTTGGACAGTTGAACCTTTTGAATATTTATATGACATACCTATCTCCTTTTCAATAAATAGAAAAGGCCGAGCAAATACCCGACCTTTCTTTGAGAACATAAGATAATAATCTTAATAAAAATATATTAGTAGATGAACCAGTTTCCTGTTCCAGCATAAACTAAAGTAACAGCTGCAAAATTAGATTCTAATACAAGTTGTGACTCGCCATCAATTAACTGTCCATCTTCTCCAGAACCAGAAGCATAAATTGTTAAATTATTTGTAGCCGCATTTCCTGGGGCTTTAATGATTAATTTATCACCATCTGACCACGAACCTGAAAGATGTAGGCTTACTGCATTTGATGAAGAAGCATCTTCAGATGATGGGCACCAAAGACCGGGAGCTCCATTTAAGTCTTGAGCAACGGAACCTGTATTATATTGATTTACAGACAATGTCCCACCACCAATGTAGGTTTTAAGACGTGACATTGCACATTTTTGGTTAGTTCCACCAGCACCATTATCAACAATAAACAAGTCAGCATCAACAAGAGCTGAGTTAATGTCAGCCGCTCCATCGATATCAAGACCACCGATATTAACTGTGTTTGTACCAGCCAATGTCACATTGTCAATTGTACCACCATTGATATCAATAGTAGTTACAGTTCCAAGGTTTGCGCAAGTCATACCAGCAACAGTCCAAGTGCTATCACCTTTGATAGTAAGAGCTTTAGAAGCCGCAGCAGTACCAAGAGTTGTGATATCAAGATAGTTGATTTCACCAGCAGTAGCAGTAACATTTGCTAATTTAGTAAAGTCAGCAGCTTCCAAATTATCATTGTCAAGATAGTTGATTTCAGTAGCAGTAGCAGTAACATTTGCTAATTTAGTAAAGTCAGCAGCTTCCAAATTATCATTGTCAAGATAGTTGATTTCAGCAGGAGTTGCACTGATCACTGTTGTTGAAGCAACAGCGAATGGAATCAAAGTTCCACTTGAGTTAGCAAGATTAATAGTATTGTCACCTGTTGGATCAACTACACCAAGAACTGTTTCATTACCATCAGCTGTAGATCCTTCAAAAGAGAAAGAACCGGTAATACCTACAGTTGCAACATCAAGAGTTACTAAAGTACCTTGAACAAGTAAATCACCAGCAATAGAAGCTGTTCCAGCAAGAAAAAGATCCTTGAATTTAACAGCACTACTACCAAGATCTACGTCATTGTTAGTTTCTGGTCCAAAGATTCCATCAGCAACATAAACCTGTTCAGCATTAGAAGCATAAAAGTGAATCTCATCAGCAGTTTCGAAGTCGATCTTAGTTTGATCATCTTCACCGATTTTGATGTCTGTGCGGAGAAGAGAACTAATATTAGTTTGAGCACCGGCAAGAGTTAAAGCACCACCATCAGCGATTGTAGCGTCACCGCTAACTTTGCCGAAGTAATGATTCTGAAGACTGTCAACACCAACTTTCTTGACAACTCCACCGTCGTGAATCATCATGTCATTAGAATCAGCGATATCAGCGTGAGCCAACTCTGTTTGACCAGAAATAATATCATCAGCAAGCATTCCATGTTCAACAGAACCAGCTTGAATAGTGGTCAAACCAGCGTTAGAAATAGCAACATCACCAGACATAGCAACAGAAGCAGCTTGGTTTGAAGCATTACCAACAATAATGTTTCCACTATTTACAGCAGCTAATTTGTTCAAAGCAATCGCAGCACCTGAAGCCACAGATGCATTAACAACGGCATTTGAAGCTAATTGGTCTGCACCGACGGCATCGTCTGCGATCATTGCTTGCTCAACGGCATCGTTAGCAATGGTCAAAGCACCACCACCAGCAACAGTTGCATCACCGGAAACATTAGCGAAGATAGAATCTTCAAGATCCGAAAATGTGATAGATTTATTAGTACCGTTATCACTCATTGGAAACTTGTCTTGAGTTTTGTGTAGGGTTTGGGCACCATAGTTCGTACCCCCATCGATATCAACATCAGTTAATTGAAGAGCATCGTCTTCCAAAGCCACAGTACCACCTGCTGGTACGGTAAGACCTTGCTTCATTGTTATGGAACCACTTAGCACTTGGTCCCCAATTGAAAATTTATAAGCCATATTATAATCCTCCATAGAAAATATGTTATAATCGAGACATAGTGCCTCGGATTTTAAATAGAATCTAGTTCAGCTATCGACCTAATAAATAAAGAATTTCGAGGAACCATCGGAATAAACACTAACAGCCGCATAGGGTGATTCTAGGATAATGGAGTTTTGCCCATCAATTTTGTCATCTCCGGTTGTTTTTATTGTTATATTATTTGTATGTGAATTTCCGCCTTCGTCTTTTATTGTAAAATATTGACCGGCGCTATAGCCACTAGCTGCTGGTAGTCTTATATCTAGTGCGGCGGAAGCTGAAACACCTAGTGTTTTTGCTGAAGTTGAAGCTGTGATAGTTGTAGTAACCGCTGTTCTACCATAAGATACGTCTCCACCTCCACTTCCAATCGATGAAGACAGGTCTGTTATTTTTTCATCTAGATATTTTCCAACATATAAGTAAGCAGACGCAGTTAAAGGTATTTTTGAAGCATCATAATCTTGTATAAAAATTATACCAGAATAATAATCAAATTGCCAATCAATTGAATCAGTTTCAGAAAGCTTGTTTGAAGGGTTTGTCGGATCTCCTTTATACAGCTCAACAAAATAATTGTTATTACCACTAGATCCAGGAAGACCAGCATCAGTTGTAAAAGGAGGAATTAATTGCAAACCTCCACGAGATAAATAAAGTCTTTTGTTATTAACAAAACTACCAGTTCCTCTACTAGGATTAGATGAAGTTGTTTGATAATTTGAAGGTAATTTTAAATAATATGCGTGATTTCCAGCAGACTGTGATTCGTCTCCACCGTCAGCAGAAGCCGCATCAGCATCATAGTACCCATCAGAAATAGCCACACAATCAAAGTAAACCCTTTCAACAGTAGCAGGAGAGCCAGCTGAGGCTGAATGCAAAGTAAAAAATTCTGTTCCGGGTTCTCTTGGGATAGTTTCCGCAAACACACCAGCACCAGGAACAGAAACATTCGAAGGATAAGCTTCTTCAGCATCTGTTAAAGATGGGCGAACTTGAGTTTTACCAAGTAACTTTTTAGCAGCAAAGTTTGTAAATGTAACATTAGTTTTAGCCATTAATATGTCACCTGTATTCTAGAAATATATCCTGTCCAGTCTTCGTCAACTGAAATTTTTACAACAAAATATTGGTTTTGCTTTATTCTTCTTGTTCCCAAAGTCAAAGACAGGTCTAAACCGTCTCCGTCGATTGTTTGATCCTCACCAGAAAAACTCCCAGCTCTAATACCTGCTCCTAAAACATTTGGTTGTGCGCTAGATTCAAATATTTTGGCACAATCAGCCCAATCGGTTGATTGATCATCAGCTCCAGGATAGTTCGGATCATAAGGAATTTTAAGTTCAACAAAGCAGTTTTTATTTTCTCCTAAAGAAGCAGCATAAGTTCCTGATTTACCTGCCAAATTAGCGTCTCCATATATTTTTAAATTAAAACTAGCAACTGTGGAAGCACTAGTATATTTAAATTGTCTGTAAAATGTTCTTGTACTGTTGGTGAGTGTTGAATAATTTGGGTTGCCTGTTGGTGTTTGTAGAGATCCACCATCAGCAACATTTCTTGTGTCTCCTAGATTTCCTATCTTAAATGGCGACAGTGCATAACCATTAACTGAAACCATCCCATCATCGTGTGTTCCACCGTTATTCATAACTGTTTGCGAGTTCCAAGTGTTGTTTGAAGAAGTCAAAGCAGCTTGATCAGCATAGTTGCCTGAAACAACCCTATATGTTTCTGTATTAAAATATTCATTGTTTGTAAGGGTTGTGCTACCGATAGAGCCTGAGTAAATCATAAATGAAGTTTTACTAGCTGAGTTTGTCGTCCTATCAGATTTAAGAGGGTGTAAGATTCTACCAGTTACTGTTACATTCCGATCAGTAAATAACCCAAGTCCTCCACTTATTGATGGAGTGGAGCCATCATACAACATCGTTCCTGTAACTTGGATGTCTGTTAATTCACAATCCGTACTGTTATTCAAAGCCGGCATATCACAAGAAGAAGCAGCAGAATCAAAAGTTGTTATTCCAGATCCTACAACCCTTATATTAGAAACAGCACAGTTAGTTGTAGTTGGAAAAGAAATAGCTGATCCGCTTTGGTGAACATTGTTGTAAAAGTTAGAACCAGTAAATGCGAAAGAACCTGATGGATTAGAAGCAAAGTATTTTATTCCAGATTGATAATAAGAAGTTGGGTGGTTAAAGTTACTTATAACTGGTGTTGAGACAGTTGTGTTATCAACTGCACCAGATGTGTCTATAACCCATTGAACGTAATTAGTAGTTGTGTCTGTTCCGCCGATTCTATGGATTACTCTCGCATAGTTCCAACCAGATCTTTGTTGAGAAGTTCCAATACCATATGTTCCTGTTCTATATGTTTTTCTATAATCAGGTATACCATCAGTAGTAGTGGACCAAGCCACAGCACCAACACTGAACCCTGTATCTGAAGAAAGATTATTATTAGTGTTTAAATTGTCCAAACTAAGGGTACTGGCTGTTGTATCATTTACAATTAAAAGTAATGAACCTGTATAGGCGTTTTTAAATGAATTTGCTGCGTAATTGTCTCCATTGGAAGAAACATCTTCGTTTAAGGTTCCATTCATAACCTCTATAGTTTTGAATACTCCTCTGTTGGTATCCCCATTATCAGTATATGCTGCGTTTGAATTAACAGGACCCATTGAGCCTTTACCGCCAGTAACGCCTGTATAGCCATCTACAGCATTTGAACTTCCAAAAGAAAGTTTTGCTGTAGCTCCAGCAGCATCATCCAAATCTATGTCGTCAAGTAATGGAGCTTCTGTTGGGTCGCTTACATCTGATGCTCCTAATTGTAAGTTAAGCTTAGATATATAGCCTTGCATCCCATTTGTTTCTATTTTTACGACAACATATTCGTTGTTTGAGACAGATTGTGTACCAAAAGTAACACAATGAACAGAATCACCAGTTCCGGTTGTGCTTGAATTATCATCCGCTCCGTCTATCAATCCACCATTTCCATCAGACGTAGACCCATAGGTAAAGTTTTCTCTTATATTCATCCAACCAGTGGACCCAGGAATTTTAACGTAGAAATGAGAATCATTTGTATCAAGTCCTGTTGCGTCCGAAGCATATTTAAAACCATTTTTTTCTGATGTGATTTTTAAATCTCTAATGTCTTTTAGAAGTGTGTTTTGAATTTTTCGATAATATGTTCTTATTCCGGAAATTGCGTTATAGTTTGGCTGTCCTGAGCTAACATTTGCCAATGTAGAGAAATTACCAGTATTTGGGATATCAGCATCTTTTGGATAGTAAAGTCTTCTATTGTAATATAACATTCCATCTTCATGCCCAGCAGCTCCTGAAGAAGTCATATGATTTTGAGAACTCCAAGTAGCAGCTCCTGCTGTTACTGAGTTTTGAGTAGTATAAGATCCTGAAGTGATTCGATAGTCTTCATCTTCAAAGGTTTCTAATATATTTGAATTAGTAGAGGCCGATGCGTCGATTAACATTCCTGTTATTGAGGCACTACCGGTTCCTGATAAGTTTGCTTTTAACGGATGAGTTGCGCTAAGCGTTGTTGATATCGTTCCATTAAGCAAATAATTTGAATTATACACTACACTAGCAGTTAGTTGTAATAACTTGTTTTCATTTTCTCCTCCTCCAATAGCTGGGACACTTTGAGCAGTTATAGTAGAAGCATTTGTGGGATTGAATGTGATTGTATTAGAAGTAGATGGGTATACGTTTCTGTACATATTGGTAACATCGGCTCTATAGCTAGCAGTAAGACCTGTGTTATATTGTACACCAGAAAGATACTTAGAACCAGTTAGAGATACACTTGTGATCCTAGGACTCAAAACAGACAGCGCTTGTCCTGCCCCGGTTGCATCATTAATCCATTCAATATAATTTGTTGCATTATTAGTTGAGGTTATCGTGTGTATGACTCTTAAATAATTCCATCCTACTTTTTGGTCATTTGCTTGAATCTTGTATTTAGCAGTTCTATGTTTGAATATGTACCAATCTGCGCCGTTTCCATCAATCGAAGAAGCAGTGACTGATAAGTGAGTAAAGCCAGACCCATTTGTATAAGAAGTGGCTGACCCTGTTGCCGGATTTCCTGTTCCAACAGCTCCAGTCAGAACGACTTCATGTATTACAGTTCCGTTTAATTCTAATTTTAATGAACCGGTTTCAGCATTTCCAAATGCACCAGACGCATAAGACAGATTGCCATTAGTTACTGATTCTCCTGTTGTAAAGTTAAGAGTTCCTGTTATTTCTTGTGTTCCGTTGTATGTACCTAGTTTGAAATTATTACCACTAGTGGCAAATTCATATGAATTGTTTCTGGTAACAGCTGAGAAGCCGCCGGCTGTTGAAGAAGCAGTGTACCCTGTTATTGTATTCGATGCATCAAAAGATAGTTTAGCTGCAACTCCAACTGTTGTGTCATCATAACCAATCCTACTTAATACAGGTGCTGGGGCTGGGGCTAGAATCTTAAGAACTTCATTATACCTATCTATTGGCGTACCAACAGGTGTTGAGTTTGTAAAATCAGTAAACAGTCCATCTGTATAACTACCATCTTCGGGAGCACCGATTGTTCCACCATCATCTTCTCCTCCGCCCGAAGAAGATGTAAGTACTATGTTGTTGTTTGAGTCTAAAGCAAGGTAACTAGATGTTGTAGCAGTCCCAGCAGCTAAAGCTGTTAGCCGCAGTGTTGATGCTGTAATAGGACTGGTTGCAACATTTCCATTAGAAATTATGCCTTGTAGAGTTGGAGTAAGGTTTTGCCAAGAACCTGCTTGTGTCTTTACTTGAAGAGTTCCTCCATTGTCTCTTAAACCATAACCACCTGTCCCTTTTGTTGTTCCAAAGTTAAAGTATCCACTAGTTGGTAAATTAATATTGTGCTTAGCGTATAAGGCAGCACCAGACACTTCTAAAAAGGCTGATGATGAATTGTAGCCCAAAGTAACAGTATTATGTTGGTTTCTAGCAGAAGCAGTTAGGGGATTATCATTATAAAATCCTTTATAATATGTCCCTTCAGCCCCAAAGGCAGTAACTCCCCACTTAATATAACGATCTTCATGGACAAACAGATCACCCCAACGAGCAACAGGGTGACCTATTGTACAGTCTTTAGCATCTAGATCTTCAAACCCAGCATCGTCACCGCTTGGCCAACCTGCTGGCATAAGATTGCCATAGAGATGCATACCTCTTTTCATACCATATTCATTTCCTTGACCGGGATTTGAAAACCCTCCAAGTATAGCAATATTGTTTAAGCTATACTGATCAGAACGATTGTTGGCATCATAAAGAGGACTATCTGATAGAATTATTGGCTTTTCCCAACCAGAAACATTTAGTTGAGCTGAGTTTGCTGCATGTAAGGCTTCATACCCAGAATCCCAGTTTGCATCCAGGATTTGGAATGTAAAGGCGTTTCCACCTCTTCTTGGCGATGTTGAAACCATCATTCGACCAACGTCATAATCATATCTTTGGTAATGAGCAGCGGAGCTGCTGTCAGAACCAGTTAAGACTGGAAATTCGGTTGAGAATCTCGTTTCGCCTATAATATGCCCAGCTCCTTTTCTTTTAATAAAATAAGGGTTTTCAGCAACAGGGACAGCTTGCATTTTTCTTTGTGCAATCATGGAATAAGATTGTTGATCTGATGTTCTATTATTTAGAACAATCTCGGGCGCTCTTTCATTATCAGAAAGAGTTTTCTTAGAGTTCATTACGAAATAACCAGCTCCTTCCATCCAAAGACCATGGTTATCATTTGATGAACTAATGATTACGTTACCAACAAACTTTCCTTGTTGGATTTTCATTATATCATCAGATGTTACTTCCGTTAAATCATCTCTTTGGAAGGCTAGTGGAGCATAAATATCGATAGGAGAGGCACCAAATAAACCACCTTGAATAGAAACAGGGTTTTTGAATATCGCAGCACCTGAAACAACCAATGTTGGATTGATAGATCTGACATATGTCGCAACATCGGCAACACTACCACTAGACCCACCACCTGCATCGTATGTATAATTCAGAACACCCCTGTGAAGGGCAACAGATGATGTTAGATAAAAATATGAAGCAGGTCCTGTTCCTGGGTCACTAATCGCAGCTTTATGACTTGAAGATAAGGAAGAATAGATACTAGAAGTTACTTGATAGATAAAAGCAGAATCTGATGCCCCTGAGAGAACTGTTGATCCAACAAAATTGTGAGTATCATCTGTTGAATTACCAAACTTGCTTGATCCTTGAGAATAAAGTCTTGTTATCGTTTCATCGACAACATTAACCCTGTATTCATTTGCCGACAAAGTTCCAGAAATTGAAACATTTCCTGTTACGACAAGTCCTGTGTTTTCATCAAATACAAATTTAGAAGATCCAGCTAAGTGCTGACTGTCTCCGTCTTTATACTGGACAGACCCAGAAACACCCTTGGCATATGCCCCTTCTACATTTGCCCATCCAAATCTTGACATTATTCATCTACTCCGGATCCTGTATGTTGATACATTCTTGAAGAAGGCATGTTTGTTAAGTCTGCTTGGAGAGAGTAATCAATGTCTCCTCCGTCTGCTGAAAGATAGATCTCTTTTGACTTTACATTCATTGTTATTGATTCGTTTTGTCCGTCAAGGGTCCAATAGTGTTTGTTTGTCTCGACGTTTGATGATCCGGTTGATCTGAAGTGGACTCGAAGTTCTCCTCCGGAAATGTCTGTAAATGGAGAGTCTGAAACGATATCGTTTGTAGTTGTGCCAACAGACAAAACTCCCAAAGTACTATCTCCTGCTTCGCCCAAATTTGCTAGACTAGTTACGGATGCTGCAATTGCATCGGTAGGTTTCACCCATATTAGTTTTCTCAAACCAGCAGGACTGAAAGCTGCATCACCATAAGAAGCACTGGCTTGATACAAAGCGTTTGCTTGAGAAGGACTTAGAAGACCATCCCATAGGATAACGTCTCTATAATAATGTTCTGGATCTTTTGTGCTTGTCCCACCTATAAAGAAAGAATTAGAAAATTCGTTTAATTGCAAGTTAGGGGAGTTAGTAGCTTCTGTCACATTGGTACCATGTGATGACAGAGATCCATTAACATAAACCGAACCAGTGTGGTGTGCACCACTGTCATTGGATTCTAGAGTAAAAACAAAATGATGCCACGCTTCGTCTTGTGGAATAGATCCTAAAAATTTCAAAGCTGTTGATGTGTTACTACCTTGAAACTGAAGTCTGTTATTGAACGTCACTCTTAAAGCATTTGTTACAGCATTGGAGGGACCAAAACCCATGAGAATATCATTGGTATCGCTCGAAGCAGTCTCCTGTAAGCCCCACCAACTGATACTGAAAGAACTCGTTGGTGTTAAATCTGACCCATCAAATTCTAACGAACTAGTAAAAGCAACCTGTCCGTTGAGGTGTAGACTATTATAAGCCGTCCCAGAAGCAGAGTCTAATTTAACTGTCACATTGTTTGTAACTTGTGGGAATTCTATTTGTTGCTCAACACCATCAGAAATGGTTGAAGCCGTTACGAACGGCTTGCCTGAGACCTGATAAGAACCTACGTTATTTAATCCCGCTGTGTATTTAAATTTGTCACTCATTGTTACTCCG